CTTGATCTCGACGATCGACGCCGACTGCTTCACGAGCTCGGCAAGCTTGGCTTCACGCTCCGACGTACCCAGGGCAACCGCAGCGCGCTCGACAACGGTCAGTTCGGTGGTTTCGTTCTTCTTCATACAGCACCTTTCGAGTGAGAAACAGCGGGTTGGTCGACGCGCTCATACAGCGACGGCGCGGCGAAGTAGAGAATCAGAAAAGCGACCAGGGCACCGAGGATCATGGCGAGGACCGGGCGCGAGTCGAGGTAGCGGGAGAAGCGGCGCAGCATCACGCCACCTTGACATGAGTGAACACGCGAGCGATGTACGGCGGCACGTGAATCGAGCTAATCCGCACCCTCGGCGCCACGCCGCGACGAACCAGAGCAGCCTTCGCAGCCTCCTGACGGCGTTTCGTGCGCTCGCAGAGCATTTCGTACTTCAGATCGAGAACCCGGTCTTTCAGCATGTCGGCCTCCAGGTGAAGGTGAGGATCAGAATCACCGCGAGAGCCATCGCGCCGGCGCCAGCGGTGAATGCGAGAAGAAGGGCGGAGCGCTCGAAGTCGCGCTCGGTGGGATGGCTCATTGCAGAACCTCGGATGCCTGCACCATCTGCGCGCTGTCGATCTGGACGGGCGCATGAGCGATGCGAACTTCAAGCGCGCTCGCTGCAATCACGCAGTGCGCGGCAGCTGCGCCGCGTTGCTCGGGCGTGCCACTCGAGATGGCTTCGGCGGCAGCGTGCAGCGCCTTGATCGCGCTGATGATGTGTTGAAGGTCGAGTTGCATTTCAGTCGTCCAGATCAATTTCTTCTTCGGGCTCGGCGTCGAGCAGATCGCCTTCGCAGTCGGGGCAGACTTCACGGATGTCAACGTGCACACCGCGGCAGCCCCAGTACTCGTACGAGCCGATGCCGAAATCGACAGACGCAGCCCGGACGTTGCACTTGCATGCGGGGCAGTATCCGTAGTGGGTGTCGTCGTCGATGTCGGCGTGGTCCGGCTCGCGGTCGGCAAGATAGGCAACCATGTCAGCACCACACAATCTGTGCGTAGTCAACCGTGCGCACGAAGCGCGAGTTGACGTACTGGTCGAAGTGCGAAACGAACCGGAGGATGTAGTTCGAAGTGGGCGCGGTGCTGCGGTGCTTGGTGTAGTCGGCGTAGAGCATTGGGTCACCTCATGTGTGGTGTCGCTGTGAGGTGAATTATACGGCAGTGAATAGATGTGTCAATACATCAGTGAATAGATGTGGATAGAAAAAAGCCCGCGGTCAGCGGGCTCTCTGCACGGGAACGGATGGGCGGCTATTTCACGCTGGTCGTTATTTTCGCAAGATCCGGCCGTACGTATGCAGGATCGTTTGCGTCGAGACATTGGAAGATGAGCGTCGATTCGACCGGAGTCCACCCGCGAGCGCCCGATGTCCTTGCCGGCGCGGCCTGCAATTCCTTGCCCTTGGCGCCGCAGAACTCTCGCGCCTTGGCAACGGCCAGAGCAGTGGTTTCGCCGTGCGACTGGAAGCCGCCGCGCGTGGTCGCGTCGACCTGATAAGTGTCTTTGCCGAGCTGCGTGACGTCGCTGATCGACTGACAGCCAGCGAAAAACGGCAGCGTGAATGCCACCGCTGCAATTCCCCCAAACTTCCTTTTCATTATGGTCTCCCGCTCCTAGCCGGAGCGATAAATTACTTCCCCGACGATGTGCACGAACTGCAGCAGCTCGGGCGCAACGATCTTGTCTGGATAGGCCGCGTTGTATGAATGCAATACCAGGCCGCCGCCGGCCTGCTTGAATACCTGCTTGACGAGCGGCTCGTCGTTGAAATAGATCGCATAGCGCTCTCCGTCGCGGATGCTCGTCGCCACGGTATTCACCATGAACACATTCCGGTCGTAGAGATACGGCTCCATGCTGTCGCCGCGCGCCACCAGCAACTTGCAATCTTTCGGATTGACACCCTTCGCCTTGAAAAATGCCGCATTGAACGGCAGCGCCCGCTTTTCGCGTACTTCCCACTGAATCAAACCAGTCCCCGCCGAAAAATGGTAGTCGAACCGGTCGATCCAAATGCGTTCGTCGTCACCCGGCTCCAAGTCATCCGGATGATCCCATACCTGGACCTCGCCCTTTCCGGCGGGAAGAGGTCTTTTTTGTGCGCTTTTCGGGGCATCGGGCCCCGGTCCAACACCATCTGTGAGCCACTCAACATTTACCTTTAAGGCCTTCGCAAGCTTCTTTACGTTCTGAAGATCAGGATTGGGTGTTGTGCCTTTCAGGATCCGGTTAATCGTCGGCTGAGGCACGCCAGATTCCCGGCTGAGTGCGCTCTGGCTCTCAACCTTGCGGATCTTCATGGCCTCATCAAGTCGGCTGGCGATATCTTTCATGCTCGGAATATACGCATCTGAATAAGCGCCCGGCAAGTCGCTATCCATTCCCGCATTGACTGAACTATTCATCGTCGTATAGACTCCTGCATAGGTGAATAACTTACGGAAATCGACATGGACACGCGCACCCCTTCGGAGCTGCTGGCCGAGATCAAGAGGACGACGAAGCTGGGCGAAATCGCACTCTCGAAACTGCTCGGTATTTCTCAGCCGACCGTCAACCGGATCCTCAACGGAAAGAACTGTTCTTCGACCGCTCTGCTCGCGATCCAACGCGTGCATGCGGAAATGGACAAGCACATCCGCACTGACGCCCCTGAACAAATCGCCGCCTGACCAGCCGCGCTATCCGAGAGCGTCCCAGAAGGCGCCCGGACCGAACAAACTTGCCCCACCGGGGTGGGCATCCAAAGAAGGACCGAAGGTGAGGATCATCGTGGACCAACTATCCGTCCCGCCCGCTGAACGTGCACGCAAATCCCACTCATTGGCATTGCAGCGCATTTCAGCCGTTGGGCAGAACAACATCGCGACTGAAATTGGGGTTTCTCCGCCGACGGTCTCGCGCTTTGTGAGCGAGGACCTTGAACGCGCCTGCCAGGTGCTCAGCGCTGCTGGCCTGAAGGTCGTCCCCATTGAGATGCAGTGCTTTCCGCCGCGCAAGGTGGAAATGCTGCTCGAGCTGGCGCGCGATCACCTGCAGCAGCTGCAGTCCGTTGATCAACTTTCGTGGGAGGAGTGAGCGTGTCTGATCTCCCGAATCCTCTCACTCCCGCTGATTGCGATCTGCGCGACTTCGGCTATATGCCGGTCGACGTGCAGCGCGTCTGCGACAGCGATCTGGCCGCGCTCGAATCTCCCGAGGCATGCTGGGCCGCTTTCCTCCTATGGTGCAAGTCATGGCACCAGGTGCCGGCCGCATCGCTTCCTGACGATGATCGCGTGCTCGCTAAGTTCACCGGCTATCAGCGCGCTCCTGAAGCGTGGGCAGCGATTCGCGAAGGCGCCATGCGTGGCTGGATCAAGTGCACGGACGGCCGCCTCTATCACCCGGTCGTTGCCGAGAAGGCTAACGAAGCGTGGTTCGCGAAACACCGGCGGGCCCATGACCAGCTCTGCGAGCGCGTGCGCAAACGCAACAAGTCGAGGACGGAAGCGGGCCTGAATCCGCTGGAAGTCCCACCGCTTGATCACTGGATAGATATGGGTCGCCCTTTGGAAAAGGCTCTTTTTCCATCGGAGTTTAGTACTCCTTCCAGCGGAAAGCAGAAGAATTCCGCCAAGCCTGTTCAATCTTCCAACGGAAGTGCGGACGACTTCCACCGGAACGACGGAGAAATTCCGGCGGAAAACTCTCTTAAGGGAGAGGAGAGGAACGGAGAGGGAGAGGGAGAGGGAGAAGTAAACCTTAAACCCATAGGCATCATCGGCGGCAGTGGTACACCCCCGTGCAAGGGAGAAAAAGAGCCGCTTGCCGCCGCTCAGATTTCGACAGCATTGATCGGCTGGGAGCGCCAGCGCCACAAGGCCGCACGTGGCCTGACGCCGAGCAATCAGCAGGTGATCGACCTTGCAGACATGCACGTCACTTCCGCAGAACTGCGTGCCGCGTACGAATGCGCGGTGGCCGATCGCCTTGCAACTGAAGACCCGAATCCGGTGAACGCTGGCTTCATCGCTGTCTTCGTCAACAAAATCCGCAATCCGCCGAAACCGCGTCCGAAGGCTGACGACTGGTATCGCACCAACCCGGGCATCGAGCGCAAGGCATCGGAACTCGGCATCGTCTGCCCGCCGGGCAAGGATCACGGCTGGCTGCGTGAACGCTGTGAATCCGAAATCCGCAAACGTGCACAGGGAGTCGCAGCATGAGCGATTCGAAACAAGTCCGCCGGCCAAGCCCGGAAGAAGTCGAGGCAATGCAGCGTTCGGCCCTTGACCTTCTCGAATCGATCATCCGGTGCCGGATGGAAAACGTGTTTGGCGCAGAGGGCATCGCGACGCTTCGCCAGCTGGTCATCAATCCCGTTCGAAAGGATCTGCGATGAGCGACATGAACGGTCAGGCATGGGGCATGTGCGCGGCATTTGGCTGCCCGCTGTTCGGCACCCTCGGCTCAGATGGCGCGTGGTACTGCTTCTGCCACGTCGGCAAGCCGAGCGTTTTCAACGATGCAATCACGCGTGAGCTGCGCGACAAGCAGGCTGAAGTCGTCGATATGACGCTAGCGATTCGACGCGATTCGCTGCGCGCTGACTGGTCGACCGAAGGGGCAAAGGCCGCGAAAGCTTTGAAGGCTCACCCGATGGCCGGAGAACTCGCTTTCAACCGCGCCAAGGATCAAAGCGCACGCGCATGGCTGCAAAGACTCGAGCGGCACCTGATCGAGGCCACAGCGGACATTGGCGAGCAGAAGCGCATTGCGGCGACGGTGCCTACCGCGAAGATCATCGGGCCGACGCACGCATCGAATTTCCACCCTTACGCAGACGGAGAAGCCGCCGCATGAACGCCACCACCACGCGCGTGCGCGACACGCTGACCGTCACGCTCCCTTATCCGATTTCTGCGAATCGCTACTGGGCATCGCGCACGGTCAAGCCCAAGGGCGGCCCGTCGTTCACGACCACCTACGTCACGGCCGAGGCGAAGGCATACAAAGCCGACGTTGAGCTGCTGCTGCGCGCGGCCGGCGTGCGCGAGCCGATCAGGGGCCGCGTTGCGATCGCCTACACGCTCTATCCGAAGCGCCCGCAGGACTGGCAAAAGCGCATGCGCAAGCTCGGCGCCGCGTGGGACGACGGCGTGATGTGCATCGACCTCGACAACGCGCAGAAGGTGCTGCTCGATGCGATGAAGGGCATCGCGTTCGAGGATGACGCATGGGTGCGCCGCATCCTCGCCGAGCGCGCGGAGCCAGACGGCGAGGCCCGCCTTGTCGTGACGATCAAGCCCATTGCCACGCCGCAGCCGCAGACATCGCTCGCGCTGCCCGAACCGCTGCCGCTGTTCGTCGACCCGTTGGAGGTGTGATGGACGCAGAGCAAAAGCACATCGCACAGAAGGTGCTAATGGCATCTCTCGACGACCATGATCCGCTGCGCCTGATCGAGGATCTGGCAGTAAAGATCGGCTACAACGCGGGTTATGTAATTCGACTGTCTGAGCGCGACAGGCAGCGTATCAGCGAATGCATCCGCTTTCACCGGGGGCTCAACTGATGGCCTCCATCCTCCAACTCGCCGGCATGCTCCCGCGCGACCCGCAGTTCCGCGCGTTCGTGAGCCAGTACATGGTCCCGCCGCGCGAGCCCACCGTCGACGAAGCCGCGGCGTTTATCCGCGCTGCGTGCGAGATCGAGAGCCGCCGCGAGCTGATGACCAATCCGGCTGCCGTCGATCGCCTTCACCGTTTCATTCGCCGGCCGTTCGTGGCCTGGCGTGACAAGCAGCACCAACCACAGAGGAAAGCAGCATGATCAAACCCAGCATTGGCCGTGTCGTGTGGTTCCACCCGTCTATCACCGACCATTCCCTCGCATCAGGCGGCGATCAGCCGCTCGCGGCGCTCGTGTCGCACGTCTGGTCAGACACCTGCGTCAACCTGGCCGTGTTCGATGCCAACGGCAAGCCGCACGGTAAGACCAGCGTTCTGCTGCTGCAGGATGATGCGATCGCGCCGGAAGGCGGCTACTACGCCGAGTGGATGCCGTTCCAGAAGGGGCAGGCGGCGAAGCATGAGGCGCCCGCACCGGTGACCGAAGAGCAGCGCATCGACGCGACGATCGTCAAGGCCGGCAAGACCGCGCCGCGCATCACGTCGGCGCACATCGACAGCCTGATCATCGACCGCCTGTTTTTCACGGCCTATGAGGCGTCGATTGGGCAGGATGTCTCGCCGCAGGAGCGCCCGCTTGTCGCCATGCAAGCCCATGGCCTTCTGACGTTCTGCGTGCTCACGCTGCGCAACGGCTTCACCGTGACTGGCGAGAGCGCGTGCGCGAGCCCCGAGAACTTCGACGCCGGCATTGGCCGCGACATCGCGTTCAAGAACGCCCGCGAAAAGGTGTGGCTGCTTGAGGGCTACCTGCTGCGCGAACGCCTGTTCCAGATGACGCAGACGGCGCAGCTCCCCGAATAACCCACGGCGCGGCAGTAAGCCTCGGGGCAGCGGACGTTGCGCGTAAGACCCCAGGCGGCCAGCACCCTCAAACCACACGGAGAAAACAGATATGCATCGAGTCGTCAGCACCAGCAAGCGCGGCCGCCAACTCACAGGCGCGAAGCGCGGCCGCATGGGCCGCAGTCGCTACATGCCGCACCAAGGCGAGAAAGAGCGCGAGCGCGCCGCGCGCAGCTACATGGTGTCGGCATTCATTGGAGGCCCCCCGCGCAGTGCGCCAGTCATGCACCAGATGAGCAAGCGCGACTACTACGCCGCAGTGTTCTGAGCACCACGCCACGCCGACGCGTACTCGGCCGCTCCGGTCATCTGCGGACGATGACCGAATTCAAACGGGGATGGAGAAATGAAATTCTGCAAGGACTGCAAGCGCTATCGGGCAGAGGTGAACGTCGATGGTGGAACCCTGTTACCTGGCTTTTTTCAGCACATTCCCGCCGCATGCATTCGCTCAACGGATACCGACTTGGTGACCGGGAAAGAAATCTATCGGCTGGTCAATTGCGAAATCGCGCGGAAATCAGAGGAAATGTGCGGCCAGGATGCAGCATGGTTCGAGCCTGCAACGCTCGACGGGCGCCTTGCGATGTTGGACGACAAAGCGTAACGGGGAAATCATGGACAGAATCGACGAACTGCTGCTCGACTGGTACGAATGGAGCCAAGGCTACAACCCCGGTACCGACTACTCCGCGTTCGACAGCACCTGCGCGCAGTTCCGCACCAGCCGGCAATGGATGGATTACGAGGATCTGGACGCCGAGGTCGAGTGGCAGCGAAAGAAGGAGGTCGGCAAGGTCGTCGAGCCGATGATGCTGAAGCTGGACTTGAGGGCGCGCGTGGCGGTCAACACAGCGTGCCGTAACTTCTCCGATGGCGCTGCGGTCTGGTCGAGCGTGCGCGTCGCTGGCAATCAAGAGGACGAATACGCGCGCGCCAAGGCGATCCTGTGCCCGATGATGGTCGCAGCTGGGCTAGTCGAACGGGAGGCTTGTAAGGCCGTGGAAAGTGTCCTATGATGCGCGCAGTTGGGCGAGTCGCGCCCAGAGAAAACAGAGCCCCGCCGGTGAGAACCGCGCGGGGCTTTTTCATTGGCCGTTAGGCTCTTCGAGCCTAGTTCACGCTGCCTGTCAATTCAAGCCCGCCCCGCGCGGGCTTTTCTGTTTCCGCAAGCCGTGAGTGCGCTAACCGCGGCAGCTTCGGACGTTCTGGAAGTCGTGGGTCTCCGCCGGCACGCCGGAACTCTGCACGACGCGGGCTGAAGCAACCCGAACCCTCAAAGGAGCAAATCATGCGAAGCATGCGTAAAACCCTGTTGATGGCGGCGTTGTCGTGCTGCCTGCCGATGTACATGTCCGACGCCGACGCGGGCGCGCCGTCGAGCTCCGAGCCGGTCCAGTCGCCCGAGGTGATACAGCCGGGGGAGGCGACCACGGCAGATGCTGCGGCTGCGCAATCTGCCGGATCTTCTTCGACACAAGCCTCCTCGCAGGCTTCGGAATCGACATCTGAGATAGGAAACGCTGCTGGTGGTGTCTCATCGGACGCGCAGTCGTCGGGCGCGACCTCTGCCGGCGATGCCTCGACCTCGGTCAGCGGCGCGGCTGACGCGGGAAACATGACTGGTTCGCAGCCGTCGTCGGCGCTGGCTTCCGAACCTGCTGGTGAGCCGTCGCGCGACGCGCATGTCGCGCACGTGCATTCCCTCTTCGAGATGCTGGAGACGAAGCTCGCGACCGGCGTGCACGTGTTTGCGCAGGAAGTCGCGGCGCTACGCGCGAAAGTCGCCGCGCTCCTGTAACGGCTCACCTCAGATCCATGGCAACACGGCAGACGAAAGCGCCTGTGCGGTTCTCGCAGGCGCTGTTCGATCGCATCTGTGAGCGGATCGCCGACGGCGGAAGCCTGCGCGCGATCTGCGACGGAAAGAAGGGCATGCCGGACCGCGCCACGTTCAACCGGTGGCGCAAGCAGAAGCCCGAGCTGCAGCAGCAATACGACGCAGCGTGCATCGAGCGCGAAGAGGCGATCTTCGACGACATCCAGTTCATCGCCGACACCGCGCGCGACCCGCAGAAGGCCCGCAACCAGATCGACGCGCGCAAGTGGCGGCTCGCGCGCATGAACCGGAAAAAGTACGGCGACAAGGTCTCGCAGGAAGTGAGCGGACCTGATGGCGGGCCGGTCGTCGTGCAAGCCTCCAGCCTGGACGAACGGCTGTGAAGCTGACCGCGCGACAAGAGGCGGCGCAACACGTGCTCGCGGGCGACGCGACGCACCTGATGCTCTTCGGCGGCTCGCGCAGCGGTAAGACGTTCCTGCTCGTGCGCAACGTCGTTTTGCGTGCACTGAAGGCCCCGAACAGCCGTCACCTGATCGCGCGTTTCCGCTTCAACCACGTCAAGTCGTCGATCGTTGCCGACACGTTCCCGAAGGTGATGCGCATCGCGTTCCCGGGCGTCGAGTGGCGCATCGACAAGACGGACTGGTATGCGACGCTGCCGAACGGCTCGCAGATCTGGTTTGCCGGTCTCGATGACAAAGAGCGGACGGAGAAGATCCTCGGCCAGGAATACGCGACGATCTACTTGAACGAGTGCTCGCAGATCCCGTTCGGCTCGCGTGAGCTCGCCGTGACGCGCCTCGCGCAGCTCGCGCAGTGCGAGATCCAGGGGCGCGAGCCTAGCCCGTTGCGCACGCGGTTCTACTACGACTGCAATCCGCCGAACAAGGCGCATTGGACGTACGTGCTGTTCGTGAAGAAGTGCGATCCGGACACCGGCAAGCCGCTCTTGAACCCGGACGACTACGCGCACTTTCAGATCAATCCGGACAGTAACGCCGAGAACCTCAGCGCGGGCTATCTCGACACGCTGCGCGGCATGTCTGCCCGCATGCGCAAGCGCTTTCTCGATGGCGAGTTCGGCGATGCGAATCCGAATGCGCTGTTCCCCGACGAACACATCGAGCGTTGGCGCGTACTCGACGGCGAAGTCCCAGACATGGTGCGCATCGTGGTCGCTGTTGACCCGTCCGGATCCGATGACGAGGCAGACGCCGACAACGACGCCATCGGCATCATGGTCGCCGGTCTCGGAACGGACGGAAACGCCTACCTGATCGAAGACTGCACCGTGAAGGCCGGCCCGGCCACGTGGGGCAAGGTCGCGACGGACGCATACGAGCGGCACGAAGCCGATGTGATCGTGGGTGAAATCAATTTCGGCGGGGCGATGGTCAAGCACGTGATCCAGACGGCACGGACACGGACCCCGTACAAGCAGGTCACCGCATCGCGCGGCAAGGCCGTGCGCGCAGAGCCATTTTCGGCCCTGTACGAGCAGGGCAAGGTGCGTCACGTCGGCCACTTCCGCGAGCTGGAAGACGAGCTTGCCGCATTTTCGACCATCGGCTACACCGGCCCGCGCTCGCCGAACCGAGCCGACGCCGCAATCTGGGCGCTGACGGAGCTGTTCCCCGCGATCGTGGCGCCACGCAAGACGAAACCCGAATCTAAACCGCAAGTGCGCCGCGCCCTGATGGGTGGCGGCGGCTGGATGAGCTAAATGGCCCGCAAACCGAAAGAAGACCCGAACGCGAAGATCGTCGCCGAGGCGAAAGAGCGTTTTGCGCGCTGCGAAGAAGCCGAGAGCGAGTTCCGCAAGCGCTTCGTCGAAGACCTGCGCTTTGCCAATGGCGACTCGGACAACGGCTGGCAGTGGCCGGACCAGATCCGCACTACGCGCGAGGGTGATTCGCGGCCGTGCCTGACGATCAACAAGACGCGGCAGCACAACCTGCAGATCATCAACGATGCGAAGCAGAACAAGCCGAGCGTCAAGACGCTGCCCGTCGACGGCGATGCCGACATCAAGATCGCGAAGATTCTCGACGGCATCGTGCGGCACATCGAGTACAACTCGCACGCCGAGATCGTCTATGACACGGCGACCGAGTTCGCGGTGCAGGCCGGCCTCGGTTACTGGCGCGTGGTTTGCGAGTATGCGCATGACGGCTCGTTCGATCAGGAAATCTTCCTGCGTCGCGTGAAAGATCCGCTGACGGTCTACCTCGATTGCGACATCCAGTCCGCCGACGGCTCGGACTCGAAATTCGGATTCGTGTTCGAAGATATGTCGAAGACGGAATTCGAGGCGACGTATCCGGAAGAGCAAGCGCAATCGGTCGTGTTCGGCGACGACGCCAGCGGCGATCCGTGGCTCTCGAAGGACAAAATCCGCGTCTGCGAATACTTCCGCAAGACTACGAAGACCGACACGCTGATCAATCACCCGGTCAACGGTCCGATGATGCTATCTGCGGTCGAGGACGAGACCGAGCGCAACCTGATCGCGAAAGACCCAAGCATCAAGAAGCGTCCGGTCAGTGAGCCGGTCGTTACCTGGTATCTGATCGCCGGTGAAAAGATCATCGACGAGAAGCCATGGGCGGGCCGCTATATCCCGATCGTGCGCGTGGTGGGCGAGGAAATCACCATCAATGGCAAGGTCGAGCGCAAGGGCCACACGCGGAACCAGAAAGACGCGCAGCGCATGTACAACTATATGTCGTCGGCGAACGTCGAATACATCGCGTTGCAGACGAAGACGCCGTATATCGGCCCGGCCGCCGCGTTCGAAGGGTATGAATCTGAGTGGGCGAACGCGAACAAGGAAAACCTGCCG